CCTGACTTGATGGCGTTGATATCATTATCAGCAGTTCCAGTACGGAGCTGTGATTCCAACAGACGCTCTGCAACAAAGGTATAAGCAGTTGGAATAATCAACTGTGTACCCTGTGCTGCAATCCGTAGTCCACGATCATCTTTCATATCCGAAATTTGGATAAGAATGGATTCAAGTGAAGTTTCAGATAAATCAGCAGCAGTTGCTAACACATTAGACTGAAGTCCATTAGTAGTTGGGTGAGATGCACTTAAAAGTACAACACCGTCACCACCATTAAAACCAGCAGTCTGTGCATTGTTCAAAACATTCGCAGCTTTGATTTCCTTAGTGGAAGCCATTGAGCGAGCGAGAGCTTTGGTATAGCGAGAAGCGATTGAGCCATACTGACCATCTTCTTCAGCTTCCTCAGTAAGAGAGAATGCCAAAGCAACCGTTTCATGCTGATAGCGAGCTGTCCATTGCTGGCTCCCACTATCATAGCTAATTGCTGCACCTTCATCTTTTGTTGGTGCAGAACCAAAACCTTGAAGAAGAAGATCTTCTTCGTATGCTTTGCTTGAAGTATTCGCTTCAAAGACAGCGGAATACTCTGGTGGATAACTGTCATACTCAAGACCAAAAAGAGTATTCAGTCCTGGCTCCAGCATGGAGGCAAATTGTGCTCTATTCATAGCCATTTTTCATACCCTCCTTATATACCAGCTACGTTCGTACCAAGGATGTGCTCATTAATGAGAACTTCCATGATAGCGTTCGCGCCGAATGCGTTGTCTGGAGCTTCGTACAAGCCAATAATCTTACAGGTAGCGATACCTGCAGCCATTGTTCCACTTGATTCAAATCCAGATTGTCCAGTTACAGTTGATCCTGCCCCAGCAACAACATCAGCACAATTACCGATATTCGTCTGAGCAGGTGCTCCTGCACTTTGAACTTTAAACACAGTATATGGATCATCATATACATATGCTACGATGTCTGTAGCGACTGTGCCTGAAGGCCAGTATTCACTATAAACGTATGAGCCATCTGATGCGGTATAAGAAACCCCAGCAAAGACACCAATGTTATTGGTTTCTGTTGCAGTGTGCGGAGTAAGCAAACCAGTGTTAATCAGAATTACTAAGTCACCTGTGAAGATGTTCTCAGCAAGACCACTAGCAATAGTGTACTTATTCGTGCGAGGTGCATTACCACTCATATGGCGAATTGGGACAAACCCAAAGGCTGCATCAACATTAGCCATTATTCGCTCCTTTTCAGCGTAAAGTTTTAATCATCCATAACAGAGAGATCCCTGCCACGGCTCGAAGTGGACTTCCGTTCTTGGTAGATTGGTTGTCCTGTTTTTCGTCCTAACGCATCAAGATCTCCTGCAACTGACTGGTTTGCCTCTACGCTCTTATTATTATAATAATTTTTCATCTGCCTATGTTTTTCTGTAGGCATTTCGCAGAGTAACATTCCTTCAATTCCAATTGATCCTGCCCATTGTCCATGATTGATGGTTGGAAACAACGCATCTTTCACACTATCGGCAGAGCGTGGGCTCCATCCCTCACGCATACGTTTGTATACGTTGTCTGGAGTGTCTTTACCCTGAATCGAGGTAGCAATCCATCGTTGAGTGTGACCTGGACGAGGTTCTGGTGCATCCAACAATGATGGTGGTTTCCATGCAGTTTCTGGGCGAGATTGCTCATCACGCATGGAATTTCGAGTTTCGTTTGCTCGCACGTTTCTTTTCTCAGTCATGACTGGCTCCTTTGCTGACGTTTGATTTCAGCCTCGTATTTTTTAAGACTTGATTCATCTGTAATTCCAAGTTCCCTAGCCATTCTGAGTTGATCCTTCGACATACTCACTCTATTGCCTTTATAAGATGAACCACCTGTAGTTGGTGCGACTGGTTGTCTACTTTTTGTTCTAGCCTTACTTGGGCTTGGATTGGAGTTTAACTCAGGAAATACTTTTTGTAAACGATTATTCAACGCTTCATAATATTCACCAGAATCTTTGTCATATCCTTCCAAATCGAGTTGGACATCAATAGATCGAGCCATAGCTGTTTCTCGCTCAAAGCCACCAGTATTAAACCAACGGTTTTGTTGCCACCAAGAGTTTGCCTTCTCAGGAACTTGTTGAGTTGCAGCTTGCTGTGCTCTGCCAACAGTTGGAGACACAGACCTCTGAGATTGCTGTTGCTTCTGCATTTCTGCAATACGCATCGCAGCTCTCATATCTGCCATTTGCTCTTGGAAGTTAACTTGAGCTTCTGTGTCACCCTCCTCAACTGCCTTAGTCAAAGCAGCCTTGGTTTGGTTGTAGCGTTGATTGAAAGCCTTCTCGCTATTCTGAGCTGATCCCTGTTCTAGTCGAGCAAGCCTTGCATTAAGCTGGGCATTCTGCTCTTGGATTTGTTGAGCTTGGATCTCAGCCTGTCTTCGCTGGTCAACAAGTTTCTTAATCCTCTTTTGTACTTTGGGACCGTAATCCTCTTCTTGGTTTTCACTCGCTGCCTTTTCTTCTTCAACGATATCTTTGACTTCTTCAACAGGATCATCTGTTATTTCAATTTGAAAATCTTCAGGCTCACCTTTAGCCTTCTTGATCTCATCTTCAATTTCATTAATTACATCTTCATTTGACATGGTAGCGTCCTTCCAAGTTATGTCGCTAGATATGCAGTGACTTCAGAATCTTCTGGTAGAATTGACGTTAATTCATCGTCATTCAGCAAAAGAAATCTTACACCATTGATTGTTACTTTTTGACCTGAGTATTTGCCGTAAGTAACTCGATTACCAACTTGTGGAATATTCATCTTCCACGATGCCCCAGTATCCCGATCCTTAAACGCAAGATCACCCATAGAAGCAATACGACCATGAGCAGTTAAATACTCCTCATTGTCTTTGGAGATTGTAGGCAGATGTAATCCACCTCTTGTCTTCATTTGCACTTGATGGGGTTGGACTAGAACTTTCCAATTTAATGGAATTGGTAGTTGTTCAGTTGTCACGATTGAATCCGTAGATCCGTCTTTGTATTCGGTAGCATGTTGATGAGACATGGTCATTCATCCTCTTCATTTAATTTGTTTAATGTTTCGTTGATAACCTCAGAGGCTTGTTCTAAACCCTCCGCAATACCCACGTTCTTCTGATATGACTCAAAGTCGGACACCCGACCTTGAACCAGACTTTCAGCTATCTCTAGCCTTCTCTCCTTCAGATTCTTTTTTATCTGATTGAGCAGATCCGTTACTGTCATCTTTCACACCTCCTGACATAGAAACGCCAGTGACATGGATGGTTACATCATGAGCAGCTACATCCTTTTTATCTTCTGACATTAGTATCCTTTCTTTTTTCCCATTGGTTTCTTCTTAGCTCCCATAGGCTTTTTCTTCATGCCCATAGGTTTTTTCTTCATACCCATTGGTTTCTTTTTGCCGTACATAGTCTTCCTTCCTTTCATTAATTTACCAAAACTACTTCTATTCATTACGCTTGACCACCAGATAGTTCACGAGCAAGTAATCGTAATGTCTCAATAAAACTTTTATCAAGCTCTTTCGCAGCTTTTGCGAATTGCTTGGGAGATATTTCATCTGAATCAATATTCCTACGCTCTAGGAAACTTTTAGCAGCTCTAATTTCTGCCTGTGCCACTTTTTTAATTGCTGCTCTTGCCATGTCTAACCTTTACCACCTATGTATCCACCAACGACACCGATCACTCCAGTTAGTGACATTTGAAGTAATCCAATTATGCTTTCGTCTAGTGCTCCACCGTGTTCATTTGCCATTTTAAATTCATCAACGACTATCAAACCAATAATGCTCATCAAGCCTACAACTAATACTAATACTATTATATCTTTTATATATTTCATTTACTACCTACTTTTTATTCGCAAGCGAGGAGCCTGTTAGAATTGCTCCAAATGCCAGATGAAACAACCCACCACCCAGAAGTGTAAATGGCTCATGTTGTCCTGTTAGTTTTTTCATCAATTCCATTTGAACCATTGGCTCCTTAGTTGAATTTATAATCTCCATAAATTGGGAGATGTCTGGTCTGTTTAATCCCCACCAAACTGGGCAAAATAGAAAGTCGTAAAAGCAAATAATTAAATAAAATATAAGTGCAGTCCAACGCCAAGTTAGTGTACTTTTTTCGTGTGAAGTTAGCTTCTCCATTTAAAGACAAGGTGGTGTACACATAGCTTTATTTACTCCGTAAGATATAAGAGCAATAAATATTACTATTCCCAACCTAATCCAAATCCATTTA